AAAAGGTCCTTGTTTATATATGGATTTAGATGTAGTGATTTTAGATAACATTAATGAATTAGCGACATTTGGTGATGATATGACATTTGGTGTAATAAACGATTTTAACATATTGACAAAAGAGTATAATTCAAGTATAATGAAATTCAATAATGAAGTTGCAACTAAATTAGTATGGAATAAGTTTTTAGAAGATAAATCTAATTTAATGAAATTGCAAGGTGACCAAAACGCAATGTCCAGATTAGTTAAAGGTAGTGCGAATTTAAAGGTTATGCCAGACGAATGGACATATTCCTATAAATGGCATAGTAGACAAAATCCTAGATTTCATAAAAGTGAGTGGAAGTTTGAAAAGAAAGAAAAAGCTAAAGTTGCAGTATTTCACGGAAGTCCTTTACCACACGATTCAGACGAAAAATGGGTCAAGGAATTGTGGAATTAGAACAAAACAAGAACAAATATCTCTAAAAAGTCAGTAAAATCAACGTAAATTAGTACTTGACAATCCCGATTATTGGTGATATAGTATACACATACTATGAAAACAAACACTATGAATAAATCAAAACAAGTAAAATTAAATGACGTTGACTATACTTTTAATGTAGTTTATTTAAGAGAATATATTGATCCAGATGACCAAGAATTCTTTTATGCATACGAAACTATCTATAGAAACGTTCCATATAAATTCAAAGACAAATTCAAAACAAAATCTATGAAGATGAAAATTCTTAAATTTTGTGATTGGAATTATAAAGAACCTGCTGTTAACTTTCAAAACGTAACTAAAGTTGAATTAATAGACCAAGATGAATATTATAAAACATATGAACAAGTATTTGGCGATACTGCTAAAGATGATATGAATATGTTTAATGATTACGGTCAATCTTATGACAGACAATCTTTCAGAAAAGATTTTAATAAAGAATTAACATATAAATTAAACCCTAACAAAAGAAAAGTTGAACAAATGAAAGGACTACACTAATGAGTAAAGTAAAACAATGGGCAGCAGACGTTGCCGAAAAAGCAGTTGATGATATTCTTACAAAAGTTAAGAATAAAATAATTGACTTAAAAACTGCTAAAGACGATATCTTAAAAATAGAAAATCTTGCTTTAGTTGATATTGACGAAGATAATATTGATGAAGTATTAGAAATGGAGTTGAAAATATGAGTAATATAACAGACCAATATATCGGAAAAGACGATATCGGTAAAAACCTATACAGAAAGAAAACTTATTATACTTTATGCATAGAACAAGATTGTCTTGCTAAAAATCAAGAAGAAGCAGATACTAAATTAAGTGATTGCGGAATTGATTATAGTAAAATTACTAAAGATATAGCAGAAGAAAAAAACGGTGTTGAAACTTATATGACAGACGCTAACTATACAGATTCAGCTAAAACTGAATATGTTGCAAAAGTTGTTTATGATGACTATGACGGTTTAGAAAATGCCATAGAAAACGGTGATGTTGAGTTAGACACATATGCTTTAGAAAACGATATAGTTACAGCAGACGGTAAAGTTGTTGAGAAAGAAGAATCACCTCTTGATGACTTACACGAAGCATTAAACCCTAATAACAGTTATAAACTAGTAGAGAGTAAATAATGGATTTAGCACACGGAATATTATTAATGTTTATCGGAATGGCATTATCAGTTATTGTATTGTTTATTGCTTATTACTTCGGAAGTAAAGAGAAGAAAAAAGAAAAATTAACAAGTGTACAAAAATCATTAAACGATTTAAATAGAAGAAACGGACAAGGAGATGATACTGAATAATGAAATATAATGAAGATAAAATATTAAAAGAAGTGTTAGAGTATATTAAAACAACTTATTCTAAACACTATTCAACTACTAAAGAAGGTTTCCAAGTACAAGACATATTAAGACATTTAAAGATAGATAAAGATTTCAGTTTATCAAATGCAATAAAATACCTTATGAGATACGGTAAAAAAGACGGAAAAAACAAATTAGATTTATATAAAGCAATACACTATATTGTATTGTTGATATCAAGTGAAGAAAACGGAAACGGTGACGCAAGCGGATTGATGAAACCTAATATGGAAGAAATACAAAAAACAATACAAAAAATACATTAAATGAAAACAGTTAACGTAGATATAAAAAAGACAACTATATTGTCAGCATATAATCAAGTGAAATTATTAAGTGATTTAGATTTTCCTAATTTCCAAAAAGGAGAACCACTTTACAATTTAGTAATGGAGATTAAAAGAGATATTAAAAGAAACAAAAAAATGACTAAAAAAGAAGCAATTATAGAATTTTTACAATTCTGGCCGTTGAGTATAGTAGTGCCAGCAATGCTTATATTAATTCTATTTGCTAATGTATTTCAATGGTAAGTAATAAGATTATATACAAAAAAATGAATTTCTATTATGATGTAAATGATATGAATATATCTATTTATGGTAAAGACTGGAAACCAGTAGAGTTTTTAAGTAATGAAGACCAAAGAGAAGAAGTAAAACAACATATATTAAAAAAAGATTTAACACAAAGAATAGGAGGCGAAAAGTATATGAAACTAGTAAAACCAGAACCAGAAGATTCAATTATAGACACAATGCTACAATTGGAAAACGAAATGGCAATAGGAAAATAATATGGACGGAAACGGAATGATATTGTTAATCCTGTTTATAATTTCAATGGGATGTTTAGTTTATATGATAGTATTATCAAATGAAATGAGAACAATAATTGATAGACTATTAGGTAGAACTAAAACACTAATGAAAAAAATAGACAAGATAACAGATGAAAAAAAGCCAAGATTTTTTGAAAAAGATGAATAATCCCGCTATAGCAGACTATCAAAGCAGTTGGAAAAGCTCACCAGCACCCTTGCTAGAGCGTTGGAAATGCAGAAAAGTGAGTAAAATAGAGCATAATTTAGGGATTGACATTAGCAACGATTTATGTTAATATTAATACAATTGAGAAAGGAACATACATTATGAGTAGTGTAATATACAATAAAGAGAACATCTATAAAGAGTTTGATGTAGCAAAACAAAAAGACATTGAACTATCAGACAAGAAAACACTAGAAGAAAAAGAGAACGATATCCATACAAACAGGTTGCAGTTTTGTAAAGAACATAAAGAACTGAACGAGAAAGACCCAGGATTGTATGATGTAGATATTAAGTGGGACAGTTTAATAACTGCCTATTCTTCACCAGATCCAAGAGACCATTTTTATAAAAGTGTATTCGGCAGAACTTATGCTGAACAAATGGCTTTTGAAACTTCTGAATCAGAAGGAGATGACGGAGGAGAAGATTCGTATTATAGAAGTAGAAGAAAGAACAGAAACTACAAAAGATAATATGCCAAAACCTAAATTTAAAGAAATTTTTGACCCACAACAAACCGTTTGTGATGATTTTCACGAATGGGTGAGATTAGAAACTGAAAAAGTTTCTGATCCCATTATGGTACATATGACAATTTTGGGTCAAACATTAAAAATTATGAAGTCAGTAATGCCTAGTAAAGATTATGACGGAATAATGGAAACGGTTTATCAATCAAAAGATAGAATTGAACCGTTTAAAAAAGCGAGTATACATTAATAGAGGAGAATATTATGAAAACTTTGATGTCAATACTAGTATTAATTATGCTATCAACTTCTGCTAACGCAGGTACAATGGTTGAAGATAAAATTAATGCAGTAAATACGTGGTTAGCTAATGAGAAGCAATCTACGGTAGATTTCCAAAAAGTTAAATGGCAAGAAGGTAAAGACCAAATTGCTAGTACTATTGCGAAATTTAAAAAAATGTTTAACTGGAGTAATTAATGAGTACAGGAGATTTTGTTTGTACAAGTGCCAATGATGGTACACATTATTTCAGACCTATTACTGCTAGAGCTCAAACGTTCTGGCAGCAAAAAGGTTTTAATAATTATGTAATTGATAATAACGAAGATTATTACATTGTAAAGAGTGTTAATAGTCAGAAAATATGTGATGAGATACGCAAAAATAATATGGATTTTACTAGTTAGTATATTACTAACAAATTGTGCTAACAGGTCACATACAGGTGCCGTGTTAGGTGCAACAACAGGAACAGCAGTATGTTTAGAGTACATAGGAGATAATCCTTGGCTAATTGCTACGTGTGCTGTCGGAACTGCTTTTGCAGGTGCAGAAATTTTATACAATAGTGATAAAGATGTACATAACGCTGTATTTGTAGACCATTTAAATACAAGTGGACACGGTTCATCTTATACTAATTGGTATAATTCAGAATCAGGTAATGGAGGAATTATACACATAACAAAATCTTATATGGTTGGACCACTTAAATGTAAAGATTATGACCATACAGTAGATATAACTAACAGATGGCCGTTGATTGGTATTGGTAACGTTAATAGAAAAGTTGTATTTGGAGTTGCTTGTCAGTTGCCAGACGGAAGATGGATTGA